TATCCTCCTACGATTATAAAGTTACAACACCTGAGTAAACAGCTTCAGTTCTTAGAACTTTTCTTCCAAAAACGTGTAAGCCTCTCACGATGTCTGCGAATGAATCAGGGTCTCTGATTAATTCAGTTTTAGCAATGTGGTTAGCAGTTGCAACAGAAGACATATGTCCATATAAGAATATGTACTCACCAGAGTTAGTTGATGAGAATGTCTTGTTTGCAGCAGAACCAGCACCACCATTAACGATAGAATTTGACATATACATGTTAAAACCAAATAATGGTCTGTCAGTCATTTTACCGTTTCTGATTTGTGATGCACCACCGTCCATCATTACTGATTGGTCAACTAATTTCGCATCAGCTTTTCTTAGCTGTTGGAAAAATTTAGGTGAAGCAACCAACCATCTATTTTCTTCTGGAACATCATTTTGATCCAAAACAGATTTTGCTGCAGAAACGATATCAGCTAACGTGTTAGAGTTAGTTGTACCAGTTAATGGTGAAGCATCTGTTCCAGTGTTACCAGATGAAGTAGAAGCATTGTCATAAATGTATTTTAATACATTGTAGTCATAGTTCTTCTTCAATGAGTATGCACCTGAAGAAGTTGCAAGTGCTTCAAAGTTTACATGAGATTGTCTTTCTTCAATATCATCTACTTTGAAAGCAAAGTATGAACCTTGATCAACGATAAGAGTAATTTGATCGTCAGCTAAATCTTGAGTAGAAACAGCTGTACCTCTCGCATAATCTTGTACAGTGATTGTAGGTTCTTTTATTATTTTAACAGTATCACCAAAGTTTTCAATTTCTCCAGCATAGTCAGTGTTAGTAATATCTTCTACCACTGATGCTCTTCTGAAGAATTTTTGAACCTTTTGGCTAAAAATTTGTGGAGTGAAATTACCTGAAGGTAAGTTTCCATATCCACCAGCACTACCAAAAGCCATATTATTTATCTCCTATGTTAAGTAGTTAGTTTAGTTTAAGGTTTATTGTGTAATTCTACCTTCTAAACGTGCAAGATCAATATCTTTCTCATACTTCTCATATTCGTGAGGTTTCAATTTAGAAATCTCACCGATAGTCCAAACTTTTTTCTTTGGCATATCAGTATCAGTACTTTTCTTAGTTTTGGTTACAGCTTTAGCAGCTTCTTTTTTTACATCTGCTTTTTCCTGTTTGTTTAACTTACTAATGCCTGCATCCATTTTATATAGATCTAAAGCTCTAGCAGCTAATGACGCATTAGATGTATTTTCATACAGCCAACTTTGTATAACAGGATCTTGCTTACCAGCCCATTCATGAAATTCTTCTTTTTGTCGAAGTTCATTAAAGTCTGGATGTAGTTTTAAAAGTTCTACTTCAGCTTTTTCCCTTGCAATTTGTTCTTGTTGAGATTGTAGAAATTGATATTTTTCTTCAACTTCTTTTGCTCTTGAATCTGCCTTGTTCATTGCAATGGTTTCAATCATTTCATAAACATCGGGATATTCTTTTCTCCATTGATCTAATTCCGTTTTAGATTTAGGAGGAACAAATTGTTTAGTACTTGATTCTAACTGAGTTCGTAATTGACGAAGTTCATCTTTATGTTTTGAAATAGTAGAATCATAATGTCTTTTCAAATCGTCATAACGTTTCTTAAAGACTTTATCTTCAGCAGTTACAGGGCGTTCAGCGATAGGAGTAGCCTTGGTGTCTGTTGAGTCTGCAGTTTCTTCAGACGCATCGGTGTCCTTCTGTTCGGTTGCTGTGTTTGCCTTCTTGTCTCTCTGCTCCTGATGATATTTAGAAAGTTTACCAGAAAGAAAAGCTTTTGTTTCATCATCATCTTCACCATGATTTTTGTGATAAGGATTTTGATTGGGAAGCTTAACTTCCTTTTTTACTTCTTGAGTTTCTTCAGTAGCTTCAAGTTCTTGTTCAGTTTCCTGAACATTATTTTCTTCTTCCATTATTTTTACCTCTTGGGTTGAGTGCCTTATGGATAAGGGTAGCTCTTATACTTGTTCCATATTTTGTGGGCTAGTCATTAAACCTTGTGGCTGAGGAGCCATAGGTTGACTAGGTGGCACAGTTGTTTGTTGTTGTTGTTCCATCGGTCCAGCTGGTTGCATCTCAGATAATGCTAATAAATCAGTTGTCATTGTCTGTAATGCTTCTTCTGGATTGTTAGTGTTATACTTTGCCATAGCATATTTACTTGCTATAGATATTGGTATAACTACATTAGCTTCATTAGTACCATAAGCATCCATTAAAGGTTTAAACTCTGGTATAATTTTTTCTAATGCTTTTCTAACAGATGGAGATAATACAGTGACTAATGATGCAGTATCTTCATCTGTTAAATTTTTTGCTCTTTCGGCAAACTCTAATTCCATATCACTTGATTCTGGAAATTGTCTTTTTAAATCACTTACAGGTTTTTCTGTAGGTGCAGGTGTAGGTGCAGCCTGAGGTTGTGGGCTAGGTTGACCTTTACCTAAAGCACGTAAGTCTGGTGCTGCAGGTACTGATGGTTTTTGATCCATCATTCCTGTTGTTGTAGGTTTTCCGCTTGGTCCTATTGCCATATTATTCTGATATCCAATCTAAATTTTTGTTTGTATTATTTAAATCTATAATATATGATTGTATCGTAGTTTCTAATTTTGTCAAGTGTAAATGATTATTATATAATTTATGTAATGCCATTTCACCTGTTGTTGTATATATATATTTTAAATTTAATTCTTTTGCTAGTTCTTTTATTCCTTCAAAACATTCTTTCATTGATTTAAATAATGTTAATTTAGGAATATTAGGATTTGAAAATATACCATACATATATCCTAATGTAGAACTTTTATCGGTATATAATCCAGCAGCACATATATCATCAATGATAATTCCAAGTTCTGGTAAAATATCTTTAGGAATAGGTGATTCCCATTGATGGTCTTTAAACCATTGTTTTAAAGTTGGATAATCTTGATTAAGCTGCCAACGTCTTCTGCTCTTCAAAGTCAAAGTAATCTGTAAATAATATATTATTAATTAGTATTCTTCTATTTTGTGAGCCTAATGTATAAACTATATGTTCGTCATTACCTAGTGATTTAGCAAATTGGCTTTGTTTAACCTTTAACCATTTACCACTTTCATTAACTAAGTGTTCTCCTGAAACTTTAATTCCTTTATAATCAAATAAATTATTAATTAAAAACTTACCTGTTGCAAATACTAATCCACCAACTTCAAGATTATCTTTAATGTCAATATCTATAATTTTCTTTTCTGAACCATCAGCCATTTTAATTAATGTATCTGGTAAGAAACATCCAATAACACTTCCTATCGCACCACCAATTGCACCACCAATAGGTCCACCTACTGCAGTTCCAATAGCTGTACCAACTCCTGTAGTTGCTGCTTGCTTAGGACTTCCACCAGATAATAAAGTTGCACCAGCAGATAATATACCACCACCAGCTGGACTTGCAAAAAAACCACCAGCACCTGAAGGAGCATATGCACCACCTGATAATGGAGTAAAGGATGAAGCTGTACTAGATGTAATTCCACCTGTACTAAATCCACCCATACTACTTTTTAAATAATTAATACCTAAGTCAAATGCACCACCAATTAATCTATTGGTTAATTCTGCTTTTTGTTGACTCTTTTGAATTTGTTCAATTCTATTAAAGTATTCATCTGCATTAAATCCTCCACCAGCTTGTCCTGATGGAAACTGTTGCATAATTCTAGAAACTTTATCTAATGCTGTTTCTGGAGTAACTGCAGCACCAGTCGCTGTTGTTAAACTTGTAATAGGTTTTTGTTCTATTTCAACTTCACCAGCACCCTTTTGAACTGTTTTAACTTCACCTGTTTCTGGATCGGTAATCGTTTGAATTTGACCTGGCATTTCTCGCATAACTTTTTTAGTTTGCTCACCTAAGTCAGTACCACCTACTAATTCTGTTTTTTGTGTTGGAGTATACGCTTCAAACTCAGATGCATTAAATTTTTGTGCAGGTGTTGATTTAAATACATCTTGTGTATCTAACGTATATAAACCATTTGCATCTTGTTTAAGTGTATATGCCATATATTATTCCTTATTGCGTTTGTGTGCTTCCTGTAGGTTGAGTAGCTGCCGCACTAAAGCCAGTTTCCCCTGGCATCGGTACATTACCTGTTCCGATGTTGCCACCTCCAACTCCTGATGTATCTGTTGGCGAAGCTCCAACAGGAACTCCTCCAGGCGTTGCCATTTGATTTTGTCCTCCAGCAGAGGCTCTATTAGTTTGATTTCCATTTACCATTCCCATTATGTTTGCAAAGATTGCTGCTTTTTCAGGATCATTGATTAGTTGTTCTGGATCAATATCCAATGATTTAGCAATTTCTTTAAGACATGTGTTCCATTTTACAAAAGGTGCTAATGAAGGATTTGAAGCTGTTTGCATAAAAGTAATTAGTCTTTGTGATCTAACTTCTTTTTGCATTAACGAAGAAGTACCTTCAGCTTTAACTTCTAAGTCTCCTTTTATTTCTGGAGCATCATCATTAAATTGCATGTTCCAATGATATAATGCTTCACCTAGGGGTTTCAAGAGGTAATCATCAATATTTTTTATAACTGTTTTAATACTTAATGCTGCAGCACCCATCAACATAGACATACCAGAAGCAGTTCTAGTTGTAGATTGAATACCAGTAGCACCATGTGAATATGATGGTATACCTGTTGATTCATCTGCTAGTTGTCTAAACTTATCAAACATTTGTAAGTTTTCTACAGCAGTATTGGGAAACTTTAATCCATGAACAGCTTGACCTGTTTGACCACTCTGTCTTCTAAATATTTTACCAGGAAATACTTTCATATCCTGACCAGGTACTAGCATAGTTTCATCAACATCAAATACTAAGTTACCTGCTAATGCCAAATTATCAATAGCCATTCTAGCATGACCATTCATAATTTGTTGTGAGTCTTCCATATTTTCTGCAATACCAACTCCAAAGAATTGATAAGGATTAACTTCATATGGACACACTAAATAAGGAATTCGTTTAGGAGTAAATGGATTTTCTACTAATCGTAAAATATGATTACCACATATCCACACATTGACATGAACAAAGTCCATATCATCTTCAACTTCTAATCCACATTCTCTAGCAATATCTGCATCAAGAATACCCCAATATTCTAAAACTTCAAATCTATTTTTATAAATACTAGTAATATTTTCTCTATCATATAGTGAAGATTCATACCCTCGTACTTGATAGTTAGGTCCTTCTTGTAAACATGTTTCAACAGCCTCTTCATCAAACATAGGTTTCTTTTTTAAATCAGCTAATTGCTGTTTATTAAAACTATGTCTTTGAATTACATAATCACAATCATCAATATTCGTAGCATTTGGATCTGGATAAAAATCCCAACAAGATACAGCTTCAATACTTGGAACTGTTTTTTCTTTTGCTACATAAATATTTACATCTTCAACTCTATCATAACTATGATATGTTTTAGTATTTGTAAATGGACCTTTAATAATTCCTGTACCCATTAACGCCATTTCAAAAAAAGTATGACGCATAATAGTAACAGCTTTAGATTCTTCTAATTGATCATGAACTAATTTTTCCATAGCTTCTGCAGCCATGTTAGCTGGTTCAATTTGAGGTTCACCTTGAATAGAAGACCCCTCTTCAAAACCTAACTTTTCATAATCAACAGCTAAAGTTCTTAATAAATCAGAAGCAGTTGTTCCAGGAGGAATAGTTTTACCATCGCCTACATAACCATAGATATCTTTTGCTTCTAAATTTTTTGGTAATTCCTCTTCTTCTTGTTGTGCTTGAGGATTTAATCTAGCATATTCAGCAGAATTTTCTGGAACAGGAGTTGGTTTAATTCCTAATGGAAATTTACCTTGAGAAAATAATACTTCAATAATTTGACCGAACGCAGCAAGAACTTTAGTCTTTGTAATTTTTACAAATACTTTAGATTTTTCATTATCACGAAAAGCCATTTCAGGACCATAGATACCTCTATAGTTTCTATAAGCTTTTAACCATCGTTTCTCATCATATATCTTAGAAGTTTCTGATTCTTGAAACTTACTACGAATATGACCAACAAGATTATTACCGTGATATGAGTCTTGTTGTTTATCGTCAGCCATTATACTATTAGTTTAAATTAGTAATCTCTTTCGTCTGCCATTTTAAAAATAGAAGCATCTACGCCAGACTTAGATTTGTTTTTTGGATATTCACCTTTAGTCATATCACCCTGCATGACTTTTTTGTTAGGATCCATAGACATCTTTTCTTTCATAGTTTTAGCTTCAGCAGCAGTAGATAATTCTCCGTGCTTTATTTTTTTCATCATGATGTTTTCTCCTGTTTATTAATCTTGTACTTTAACTGGCTTGCCAGATAAATTAGTATATCGTTTTATTTTTTCCTGTAGATTACTTCGTATAGTTTTAAAAGTTTCAGGTTCAAATGCATAAGGATTTTCTTCTACTTCTTTTAATACTTGATAAGTTCGAGTAAACTGTACTGGTTTTTTTGGTGGTAGATCAGCCATTATTAATATTATAATTAGTAAATTAGTAATCTTTTTCATCAGCTAAACTAAAAAGACTAGCTTGCATATGTTCTGATCCTGATTTAGAAGGATAGTTAATATCCTTTAAATAGTTTTCAGATTCATATTTGCCAGGTGCATCTTTAGTAAAGTCAATATTGACAGTTGGTTGATTGGGTTGTTTACCATCAGCAGCTGTACTTAATTGACCTTGAGTTATTTTAGCTTTTGGATTAAATGATTTTTCCATTAGTCCTCGTCCTCCTCTTCATTATCATCATCAAAATCTTCATCCTCTTCAAACTCTTCGTCTTCAGATTCTAAAGCTTTATCACGAATTTTTTGTAAATCTTCTTCCATTCTATCAACAATATCTAATAATGTTTCTTCTTTCTTTTTTTTAGGCATGGGGTTTTCTCCTATTATTCTTTGATTGGTTTTATTTTTAATATATTTTTTGTGGGTATCGTTGTTGTTGACCCACCTTGTTTAATATCTTCGTTTTGTTCAAAACTAAAATCAGCCATGAGAGTAACTTTAAATTGGTCTTGATATACTAACCATCCAACGCTACAGCATATAGCTGTTTGTAATTTTTTAATATCTACAATATCATTCCAAGATGAGTCTGAAACAATATCTTCCCACCAGACTTTGACTAGTTTGTATGGAAAATTTTTTTTATTTTTTTCTGGAAGTTTTTTTACTTTTCGCTTTAGTGACACCTTTCAACTTCCCTTTATTTTCTGTTGCATAAAAAACAGCTTCACCTTTTTTGGCACCATACTGTTTCTCCATAGCTTTTTTAATTTTTTTTCCTTTAGCTGTAAGTGGCATATTAGTATTTAGATTTCATTTTCTTTCCACTTTTTTTAGCGGCTTTTTTTGCTTCAGCTTTTCCCTTTTTTGTATAGGGAAATTTTTTATTTCCTACCATTGGCATAGTATATTCTCCTAGTATCCAAATTTGGTATCTACTGGTATGAAGTTAGATCCATAATTATTATTAAAAGCTTTAGCATACCCTGGATGTAAAGGTCTACTCATACAACCATATCGTAAAGCATCATATGCATGATCTTCTGCCTTTGTATCTACATCTTCAGGATTATTACTATCAATAGGTAATGTTCCTAAAGTTCGTATTAAGTTACGGCATGTAGAAAAAATTCTAAGTCCTGGTTCTTTTGTATCAGAATTAATCGAAAGTCGTTTATGCACTTCTAGTTTTCCACTGATTCTAGATTTAGGAGAACGATCGGATGGTCTCCATCTACATCCAGCTTGAATCATAGTCTCTGCAATACTTGGTCCAATGTCTCCACGTTTAGCCCAAGTACTTGAGTCTAGAACTCCATAAGCAACATGCTCACCATGTTCTAATTCTAAAACTTTTCTAGCAAATACGTCTGCAGTTAGTTTCGTTGTGTATAATTCTCTATAGCACCAAAGATTGTTATCATAATCAATAGCAAACCAAAGGCAACAAGCAGGAGAACTATAACCCCAGTCTGCAGCACGAAAGCGATACCAACCTTTAGGAATCTCAAAAGGTTCGACAACATGTGTATCCTTTTTAAATTCTGGAAAAGATGAATCATCAAAAGCATCCCAATCTCCATCTAAAAATTGTCTACGCTGAACTTCAGGTAAAGATGCTAACATGACATAGTAATCATCTGTTTGCATCAAGGATGGATTATCTTGAAGCTTAGCTGGTATAAATCTTCTGGTAATTTTTCTTACACCTGTAGGTGTGTTAATAGAAATCTCAAATGTCTTATTAGGTTCACTTGGATCTACAAACATTTCTCTTACCCATTGTGATCCTATGTTACCTGGATTGCCAGTGGCTCTCATAAACACAGGTATCTCTGGATCTACAGATCTTAACGAAGATCGTAAAAAATTATAAATATCGGGAGTAGGATATTGTGGTAACTCGTCTATTCCTATCCATGTGTAAGATTGACCTTGGTAACGTAAAACGTCCTGCATGTTTTCTGCATAACCAAATTCGATTCTTGCACCTGATGGAAATCTCCATTCCTTTTCTTGTTCTCTCCATTTTGCTCCTGGAAATGCCCTTGAGTATAATCGCTGAGAATGATTAATTAAATCTCTCAACTCTGGCATTGTCCTTCTTATTAGTAGTGCCCTATGAGAAGCTTTCGTACAATAACGTAACGGGTCAACTAACATGGCGTAGGATTTACCTCCACCTCTAGCACCACCATAAAAAACTTCTCGTTCTGAAGCTGCAAGAAAATCTGTTTGTGGACCTTTGTTAGGTTTAAAGATTACTTCTTGCGATTTGATATGCTCTTGAACATTATTAGGAACACTTTCAATTATGTCTTCAGTGAGTAGTTGTGTTTCTTTTCCGACTAGTACTTGGTTAACAGTCTTTAGTTTATTTTTTAAATTTTCTGCTGACTGTTTTGCTGAACGTAATGTTTGCTCAGCTTTCGCTACTTTCTTTCTACTTCGTTCGAGAGCTTGTTTTGCAGATAGCTTAGCCTTCTGCCTTTTCTTCTTGATGACCTTCTTGGGTTTCGGAGGTGCTATTAATTCGTTGTTGTAATCCGACATGCGAAATGTATCTTCCTGTTTTACGATGAAGCCATTGTGCTGTCTCTCTTAAAGAACAGGTTTTTAAATATTCTTTAGCTTGTTGTAAAGCTTCTAATTCTTCTTTAACTGGTTCTATATAGCCTGCTTCACCTGATGCTTTAAAACCAAAAGGAATAGTCTTTCCTCTTTTTTTAATCTTGATTGGTTCCATCTTTGGCAGGTAATATAAATATTCCATGCATTGCTTTCATGTTAATATCTAACTGATCTTTTTTCACAATGCCAATTCTATCTAGTATTTGTTTGGCAGCTTCCATACGAATGTTAGCATGGGGAGTAGTTCCATCTTCATCTAACATATCAACCATCTTGGTTGCTGCTTTAGCAGAATGTACAGCTAAATAGTTTTCTGCTCTAGCTGTTATTTCTGATTTTAAATTCCGTACGACTTTAGGATAACTTTGTTCTGAGTATCCAGCAATCTCACCTGCAATCTTGGGATTGCCTTTTGCTTCCCCGAATAATGCGTCTAGAAACTTTTCTTGCATCTCGGTAAGTTCTTTTTTGCTTTCTGGTAGAATAGTAGAATCCATGTCTAGCATTTACCTCTTCTAAGATTTCCCAGATATTCTTATTCGTCTTCTCCATCATTGCCAAGTCGTTTATTGAGATATTCTCTCAAGCTTTTGCTTCCAGATGCTTTTACATCTTCTGCAGTTGCTGTTGAAAATTTCTCACCACCAAACATGAAAGAATCTAATCCTTCCATTCTAGCTTTTTTAAACTCTTGACCAAATGATGAAACAATATTTTTAGGCATATCTTTTAAATATTTATCATTCGAAGCTTCTACTTTAGGAGCTTTAATTTTCTCCATACCAGCTTCTACATCTGCATCTTTCATACGCTTAGCTTTTCTTTGTTCAGGTAAGGTCTTACCTTTTAGTTTAGAAAAGAAACTTTTAATAGTCTCTCCCCTTTTACTTGCTTCGTATTTATTACGCATACGTCTGACTTCAGGAGTCATAGCTTTTTGTAAAGCTCTTCTCTCCTTTGCAGTCATCGGTGCTTCATCATACATGATATCTGATTGTCCGTATTTCTTTGCCATAATAATTCCTTAGGTATTAATTAACAAGGCTCGAGCCTGTATTGTGTGGGTGTACCAGTGATAATCCCTTTATGTATAAACTAAAGTTATGTTGTTGTGATTCGTTTGATAGACCCATGATTATCTATTATAGCAATGATTGGGAATATGTCAAGAGGTAATATAAAAATAATTTTAGGTTACCTATTGACAATTCCTGAAAATAGGTGTATAATGTACCATTAAGGGTACCCCAGGGGAGCATTAGTATCATTCATAAGGGGGTACTAAAGGTTCCCTTAAGATATAGCCCAGAGATATATTAGGGTGGAATATTTAGTCCTTAAGATATAGCCACCAGGTGGTTAACAAGGGTATCTGAGATTTTCTGGTGAGTGCATATATGAGTATACCAGACCCCCCATGTGCCCCTGCGTACCCCCTTGTTATATCAAAGTAAAAACCAATGGTAGTTAAAAATCAATTCAAGGGTAATCAAGGGAATGAATACAAATATAGCTAGAGTAATATTGAATGTAATTTAACTTAACACTTGTGGAGTAGAGGGGTAATACAGATTTTTGTAAGTAATAACCCTAGTGTTAATCAAAGGTATTCTGGGGGGTATTCTGGGGAGTGATTGCGTGTCAAGCTGAGATATAGGCGGGAGTATTTATTTTTATTACACGCATAAAAAAACCCC